TAGGAATTTTGCGTATTCTTCGCCTTATTTGGTGACTGGAGCGGCGGCGGATAAGTTGCCGGCGCCTCAGCGTGTGCGACGTTCTTTGTTGGGTACAGCGTGTAGCGGGAAGCGGCCTGTGACTCAGACCGAGGCGGTGATGGCGTTCACGGCGCGTGTGGCTAGTGCACCTAATATGGCGACGGACGACGTGTTCGATGAGAGGTTCGCTAGTGATTTTGCGGCTTTTTCAGGTGCTTTGTTCAGACCTGATTGGCGCGCTATCGTGGCGGAGAGGGTCTCTTCGGGGTTGTGGCAACCTAAGTTGGAGGAGGTGCGTAGATGTGTTGACAAAATGGGTTTGTCAGCATATAATCGAGCTTTGAATGAGGATTTCGATTTCTCTAAGCAAGATTTTGAGCGTTGGACCGCAATGGTGAAAGGAATGACGAAACCAAAGATGTCGGAGGCTGCTGCGGGTACCTATGCGGTGCCGCAGACGATTGTCTATCAGGAAAGTAAGATGACGAATGCGATGCACTCGTCAATGCTTTCCGAGGTGTGGGATTTGTTGGAGGTCATTACGATGCCTCATATTCGGTTGAATGCCAGGTGTTCCCCGGTTGAAGATGAGCGGTTTTATAATTCGCTGGTGGAGCGCAGGGGGAACTTTGAGGCTCGAGGCGTTGTGAGATATGTCGAATGGGATGTTTCACAGTGCGACAAGAGTCAAACAGCATATAACATGTTGTATTTTATGCATGTTATGCAGCAATTGGGTGCGCCTGAAGAGGTTGTGCAGTTGTGGAGCACTATCGTCAGGATGAAGGTGGCTAGCGCGAGAAGTGAGAAAATGAAGATCGGGTTTGAGAGTCAAGTGCCTTCGGGTTTTTTTGGCACGATTGCGGTCAATAGCGTGACTACCGCGACGGCGGCAGTGGTGAGTGCTCGAGTCAGACGTGAGGAGATTGTTTCATTTCAAGCCAGGGGTGACGATGGCTTGCTGGAACGTGCGGGCTTGACGGATGTCGTCGAGGCGTCAGAGTTGTTCAGTACGGGGTTCAACTTTGAGTGTAAGGTCTTTGAGACTGAAGTACCGTATTTTTGTAGTCGGTATTATGTGCTCTATGACGGGTACTATTTTCTAGTCAAGGATCCGGATAAGGCGATCGAGGCGTTGGGTCGCGGTGTATCACCTGATTTGGATTTGGTTGAGTTGCACGTTTCATTCGCGGATGATATGATGCATTATGAGAAGAAGGAAGTGATGGATGCATTGGATGGGTGTGTGGTTAGACGATTGGAAACGGTGAGTAATCGTGCGGCGATTCGGGGTTTGAGTACTTTGAAGTTGGAACGACAGGCGTATGTTGAGGCCTTTGAGAAGGAAGTGACGGTTTTGTATGCGTAATGGTTTACTGTTGCTTGTGATTTTAAAAAAA